GGGATACGTAATTTCGACTGAACGTCGAAATTTCTCTTCGGCGCTAGTATCTCCTTTGACAGAGGTACTAGAGCCGGGGCCCCATGCCCCTTGGTCAAACCACTCGCTCGAACAGAAGTCTCCTAATACCTTGGAGATTTTATGCGCCGCCGTTGCAATAACGGAAGCACACTCACCCACATACTCGGGGTGAGATCCAAGACCTCGAAGACGACGGTTCGTTTCAAGACAGCTGTGTTCAGCGGCTTCGAACTTTTCCACGGCGACCTTTTCGGGGTCGGTAGGTAGAGTCAAAAACTTTGCCTTCGACAGCAGATTACTTACTAAGTAATCATCTCGAAATCTGTGGGGCCATTGATAGTCCCCAGGCTTTGACGTCAGTTCCAACAACTGGCTATGCTCGTTCTCACGAAACATAATCCAAGCTGCTAGCGACCGAGGTGTGTCGATAGCCTCGAGCAGTTTGTGAAGAGAGCGAACCGAGATATCGTTCCGCACACAAGACAGGTTATAATTCCCTGCCTTAGCGATCTTTCCTGATCGCTGCTGTCTTTTCCGCATAGACACTTTCCAGACTTAGTCTTTGGAAACTGAATTCAACACCTCTTCGCACCAATCGGAGCAATACCGATTGGCGCTGAATCAGCCAGTTAGTAAACTGATTCGAGGTTCTGCACGCAGGTGTCGATAACGCCACCTGCTGCGAGACTGTTGCGCAGCAACGTGACCAGATCCTTGCGGTTCTGGGCCGTCGAGCGCTCCGGGTTGACGAAATCCACGTTCACGAAGCAGTCGTACGCCTTGGTAGGCGCCGGCTGAATGCCCGAGGATGTCGACGGGGACGTCACCTCCAAGATGGGAAGCAACAGTCGGACGGTGTGCTTGTAGTTGCGCGATCCCTTGGTGGGACGACGCATACCGATACTCAGCCCATCGTAGCCAACGGGAATTCCGGTCACCCGGTTTTCGTAACTGGCTACGTAGTTGGGATCGATACCAACTGGGGCGAACACACGAGTCACTGGGGTCGGTTGACCATCCAGCAGAGAAATACTGGCGATAGCCGGCATTTAGAGCTTCTTTCTAAGAAATGAAGAATCCTGAGATAGGCAGAATTACCTACCCCAGGTTTGCTGCAATAAGGCGGTTGCAGTCGCCACGTGTGACACGGAGAAAGGATCTTTCAAGACAGGTAAGTAAGTGATAGGCCAGTTAGTTAAGACTGACCTGCTTACGTCAACCCACTCAATAAAAGCAGTGGATTGACTTGTCTCTACGGTCCCACCGTTAAACACGGGTGTTTTCGTAACGTATGCCGCCGTAAAGACGACTTTTTCCTTTGTAAAAGTCGTGTAACTACCGTCTCGGAATTGCTTACCGAGATGATAATCAAGCTGGCCTAACCAGCCACCAACCCCTACCACCCAGTCCACTACGAACGAAAGCTTAGCAAGCTCCCATGCGGTCGTGCCCGGATTGGTTAAACCCAGCGACGCAAGCGTCGCCAAGAAAGGATTAGTCACAGCATACTTTACGCGACAACCCACCTCCACCTTCAGAGTCCATTCCTCAGTACCACCTCGGTAGGCAGACGCCCGCTTAAGTGAATCCTGATATCTGGCTCTGTCCTGAACTAAGTTGAACCGTTCTTTCATAGCGCCCCTTTCCAGTGCCTGTACGGCACCTTTCAGATCTGCTATGAATGGCTTAATTCCGTAATTTATCGCTAACCACAAGTTAGCGAAATCGGCGGAACCAGCCAAGGAAAGATGACGATAGATCGATTTCACGTCCTTTCGACGTGCTGCATCGATGGCTAGCTTAAGGCGCGTTGCGATGTCGATGAACATCGCCCGCGTCTCACGTAGTTCACCCGCAAACACCGACAAGTCGATGGTGGCGTCCTTAATCTTTGACTGCGCTTTCGCAACAGCCTGATTATAAAGATTGGTGCGAGCAGCCTGTTTAAATGCTGCGCTCCAAGGTGAGGCATTAGGCGAGAACACTCCTAATACTCCCGACAGAGTCTGAACGCTCGTCAATTTGCCAGAGTCAATGTGGTAGGACTTCGATTCAACAAAGCCCCGCCTATAACCCTGACTTATTTCGGAGAATCCAAACGGATTCTGCGGAAGCTGGCCTGTTCTCTTCTTCTCTGCAAAGCCAAGAGTAAGCACCGAGTTCCTGCTAAGGTTCCCGATGCCCTCCGTCATGACCGTCACCGAAGTGGTGGTACCCGCGGCGGACACAGTTCTTCCGATCTGTGTTCCCGGTATGGTCCACGACCTCGACTCTAAAGTCATGATGACTCCACATTAAAAAGCGTTTTACAACGCGGC